GTTTTTAATATGTTTATACTATTGCTTATAAGAAGCAAAATTCGTTTCTTTGCAAAAGTGATTAGGTTATCACTGTTTGATGATGCAAATATACTATCTTATTGCAATATATCGCTAAATATCGCAATAAAATATTGCTATATTGACAATATTTAACATTATGAATAAAATTAATATCGCAAGTTTAAGAAAATCTCTGAAACTTAGACAAAAGGATTTTGGTGAAAAAATCGGTATCAAACAAGCCTATTTGTCAGAAATAGAAAGTGGCAAAAAGCCTCTAACAGAAGAGTTATATAATAATATTATAGAAGTATTTGGTATGGATAAAGTCTCTGAATACTTTATTAACACAGACAATAGCGATATTATCGCAAATAGCAATACAAACGAAGCAATTCCAATAAACCAAAACTACATTATAAACGTACCCCTAGTGAACCAATACGCACAAGCAGGATATTTATGCGGCTATGAAGATGCCACATATATGGCAACTTTACCTACTATACCTTTTATAGTAGATCATGAAGCCCAAGGAAATTATGTCGCTTTTGAGGTAAAAGGCGACAGCATGAATGATGGAACTGAAGACAGCTATCTGGAAGGCGATCGTCTCCTTTGCCGGGAGATACAATCTCATTTATGGGTAACGTCCAGGTTACATATTAGAAAATGGGATTTCGTCATCGTTCACCAAGAAGGAATACTTGTCAAAAGAATAATAGACCATAATGTAGATAGCCATACAATTACAATACATTCTTTGAATGATATGTATCCAGATAGGGTTATTGATCTTACGGAAGTAAAACAGATTTTTAATGTGATCGAGTTACAAAGACCAAGACGAAGGTAATATTCAATTAATAGCAAACATTAGAAAAACTTCTCTATATAAAAACACCCAAAATAAAAAATTACTAGAGATAGAACACAATGGAAAACTTTACAATAAATTCGGTAAAAGATTTCATATCTATATTAGATGAAAGAAATATAAAACCTGATATTGATTTCTTTAGAGGTCATTCCGATATTAATTATAAACTCATACCTTCTATTGGTAGGCTTTTTCCAAAAGATTTAGAAAGGACCAAAGATTTTGAGCAAGACATGATGTCTGAATTTAGAAGAATGCATACTCTTCATGTAGATAGGTGTAATAATGAGTTTGAATTACTATTTTTAGCCCAACACCATGGATTACCCACGAGATTACTTGATTGGAGCTATAATCCATTAGTAGCCTTATATTTTGCTGTATGCAGTAACTATGATAAAGACGGATGTGTATATCAATATTTTCCTTCAAGAATGATCTTTGCAGACAATAGAAATCCTTATACTATTGAATCCATTTTTTTAATTAAACCTATTATAACAAATGAAAGATATAAAAACCAAAATAGCGTATTCATAATATATGCAAACCCGACAGAAGAGGAATCTGATGTTTATGCAAAGTATAGAATTCAAGCAGCATATAAGAAACATATTCTTATGAGTTTAAGAAAAATAGGAATAAGCCATAGTTTTATATATCCAACGCTAGAAGGACTTTGCAAAGATATTAAACTAACAAAGTTAAATCTATGGAGAATATAAATCTATAATATTTATATTAGACAACACTCGATCAATAAACAACAAAAGAAACTCATAACTAT